GTATTAGTAGGGAGCACTAAGTTCTCTGCATTAATTATACTATAACTAACACCAGATGTCTCAGTTAGTAGTTTATCAAAACTTCTCTTAAATGCCTTGTCATCAGTTATATCAAACTCTCTGCCAACCCACCAGTCAGCATGAAGCAAAGACATAATATTACCATATATAATCACATTTCTCTGGGCTGATAATTCAATCTTAGGCCAATAATTTGCACCACTATTTGGATCATATCCCCAATATTCTTCATTAATTGGATCTGGATTATTACATTTAAATTGTACTTTAGTAACCATAGTACTAAGTTGACCAAGATTTACTTGTACTGCAGCTGTTCTACATATAATATTACCATTTCTACCAATACCTTCATTAAACTGTGAAGCTTCTTCCCAATCTGTCCAAGTACCGTTATCCCAGCCTGTTCTATACCATACCTTTGGATCACTATTTTGTTTACCTCTTACTCGTATATATACAGTATTTCCATAATTAGGGTCTGTTTCTATTGTGAAAGCCATTTGCTCAAAGTCTGGATATATAATTAATTGTGTTACATCACTTCTATATTGTCCTTGTGCACCAGCTTCAACCCACGCTGTCAATACTTTTCTATCATTTGCACCAACAGTAATTGTAATTGGTGCTGTATATACCATTACTGTTCCGTTGTCAATTTGATATTTTATAGTACCAGATGGATAATCACTTGTTATTGTAAATAAATCATCTGCTCTTGTAATAACTGGTGGATTTAGTGTAAGTCCACTTATAATTAATTCAGCATCATCCCATCCATCATCATATCCTTTATCATAGAAATTACCATCATGCTCTATCATATTTTCAAGTAAATCTGGATAAGTTACAAACAAGTCACTGTTTGTCCCAAGAGCTTCTTTCATCCCCAATCTTGCTATACGAACTTCTTCCATTATTAAAGCTAAATTATCAGCAAGTCTTTGATCTCTATACTCTGTTACTGTTGGTATGTTTGGTGTATATTCTTGTGGTTGTCTTTGTTCTGGTGTAGTTGGTGGTACAAGTGGTTGAATACCAAGAATTTGTGTCCAAGCATCATTATAACCATCTTCATATCCATCTGGATAATACTCATTGTAAGCATCAACAAAATAATTATGTATCAATGTTGGATATTCACAGATGTCATCACTCTGTGTACCAAGGACTGCTTTCATCCTATTCTTAGTGTCATATATAGTACCAAGTATTTTCAATAGTTTGTCCATAATCCTTATTTACAATATTCATTTTTATATTTAAGTATAGCATTAACATGAAGGTTTGCTATAGTCTCTTTTCCTGTCTCTGACTTCAAGAACTCAACATCACTTTTGTTTGTCATGAATAAATTCTCCGATAAAACGCTCGGCATTTTAGTTTGTCTTAATATAGCAAAGTTAGCTTCAAAGTATCTAGTTTGTGGTATATATCTGTCTCCACTCAAATCATAAATATCATAAGCAAAATCAGCCATTATCTTAGCTAATTTCCTGCTCTTGCTGCTTGCTTTATTGTATACAAATCCACACCATCCATGAGCATTGCACCATTCATTCTTAGCTGCAGCATTAACATGAGGTGATATAAGAATTATCTCTTTATATTCATTCTTATACTGGTCATAATACTTGTTTGCTCTAGCAGCTTGAACTGAAAGCTTAATTTCTTCTTCTACTTCTGGATTTATTACAATACATTTAATATCATGCAGATATAATTTTTCTATAATTCTCTTTGTTATTTCTCTGCTCCAAGCATATTCTCTGAATTTTCCATCTGGACTTCTCTTTCCAGGTGTTGATTGTGAATGAGCTTGAGCAATTAATACTAGTATGTCTTTCATATTCAATTAATTTAGTATATATTATTTAAGCAATGCCATCCATCATTAAGACAAAGCAATTGTAATACACCATTGTTTTTTATATTAAAATAATTACGGTTAGTCCCCCAACCAAATGATGTACTAAGTATTATTGGGACATTAACATATTCTGGATATGATGACCCAAGTATATTTCCAGGGTCTCTAATTAACCATATATAATCACTACCATATGCTTGTATTTCTAAAGCTAAATATCCAATTATAGTTAGTATTCTTCCATAACCATATTCTGAAGCCTTTGGTAATTTTATAACATTGTTATTACCACCTCTTTTTATATATACTAAACTATAATTACCAAGTTCTAATATAGGTGAGATTGTTGTATATTCATAAGCATTATTATAAATATTTACACCATAATCATTTATATTTAATTTGTTGCTATTACATGCTATTTCAAATTCGTTTTCTCCACTATATAAATAATTAGTGTTTGTTCCAGTGTAATAAAACCCATCAGAACCTATATTCATATATGGTAAAGTAGGCCCACCAGTTATTGTTATTGGTACATCAACTGAAGTAGTTGTTTGATATATTGTCCAATAATTGCTAAAAGATTCATAGTTACCACTTTTACGGCTATAAATACCAGAAAATGAAACATTTATTATAAAACTAATTCTATATGTATCTGTAGTTGATATTGGAATATTTCTCACAGCTGAACAATTAATAGTAAATGCACTTGACTCATAATCTGTAGATATAATTGGTAAATTTCCACTAGTATAAACATTATTATTAGATGTAAGTATTTGATAATTAACACTATTTACTACAGCACTTTTCCAACTACCAACATCTCCTACAGTAGAGAATCTGCATTCAAAAGTATTAAAAAATGATGTTATACCAATTGAGATTCTACTATTAGCTTCAAGTATACCAATACTTTCAGAAAAAGACATTGTTGTTGTGTATGCTGATAAATTTAAATTATCACTACTAGCATAATTATTAAAATTACCCAAATACCATCTGAATCTCCATGGAGCTGAAGTATGACCAGCTCCAGTATCTTTATATCCAACATAAGATGAAGAAGATACTGTAGTAGTCATTGGTGATGGATATATTCTAATAGTTCTATTAATATCATGAATACCGATATTACTCTTAGATGGAATTTTGTCTGGGGTTATTTCAACACTTAAATTATTATTCTCATCATATACTTTTACTGTATCTACATTACCATCTCCATTTTGCTTTACTGTAAGAGAACCAACTATATCAACAGTAGAATTAACACCATCAAGATGGATTCCTACCATCTCCATGTCATTCTTTGTTACAGATAAGTCAATCCTGTCACTAAGCTGTGATATTTCACTGTATGTATTCTCTTCTAAATCAGCAACTACACTTGAAATCTGTTCTGCGGTCTGGCTTGTATATGATAGAGCATAAGCATAAGAATTATAGACATATGTTGATATTTCATCTGCTCTTTGTGTTGTATATGATATTGCACCATTGTAAGCATCAGATACCATATTTTGTGTCTGGTCTGCTGTAACAGTAAGAATATTAGTATATTGACCATTTTCAGCAAGAACTTCAAAATCACCTTTGAAGATATTCCTACCATAAGAGATTGCAGTGATTCTGAATCTAGAGATACTCAATCCAAATATATCTATACCAGCATATTGTGATATAGCTGGGCCTTTAAGTTCTGCATCAATTGGTGTACTAGCACTAAGCATTATTACATTTCTTCTGTCTGTGTCATGGAGTGAACCCATTGATGAAATATTATCTTCAGCATCTGGCTCAAATACACCATAACCAAAACTCCAATTTGGATAATATGGATCGCTGTCATATTTCTCTATGTGATAGTCTGGGCTAGTATATGGTGTTGCTCCACTTATAGTTTCAAGATTGATTACTGGATCATAGCTTGTTCCAAGAAGGTTGCAATTTGCTATGTCTTCTGGTACAGCCATACCACGGATTGTAAGTACATACCAAGCAAGCTCAAGCAGCTCTTCATCATCTGGATATTCAACTTCTAAGTTATGCTCACCAGTAAGAGTAAGTTGGCTCTTGTCTTTGCATACACTTATGTCATAAGTATCAAAAGAGAGAGGATTGTTGATTATATATCCAGTTGGTGTAAATACACTTCCTACAGGAATCAAATCACCATTCCCAGCAATGAAATACCATGCTAAATCAATGAAATTTGCACTTACTTCTTGTTCTCCTTCATCTGTTACAATATTATAACTCTCTTCTCCACGTCCAATTACAAATGTCCAATAGTCTTTATTGCTGACATCATGGTACTCACCTGGTGTTGTCATATTGAATGTCTTGCATCTCACCATATCACCAACATCACTTGTACCACTGATTCCTTTTCTTCCATCATCATTTCTCATATAGATTCTCTGTGCTACAAGAGTCTGTATGTCATTTCCTTGAAGACATCTTGCAATGTCAGGACGATATAGATAAAGTGAAGTGAATGGTTGTGCTGAAGTAGAATACTGTATCTTTCTTCCAAGTTTGTCACATATGAAGCTCGATGGTGAAATGAAGATCTGTCCACCAGTTGCTCTTACTTTGTCAATCACAAGCTCCCAGAAATGTGCTCTACCTTCTACATTGAGATTCATTGTACTAAGTGTTCCACTGACATTGAAATCACCATCAATACCAAGCCCAGTAGGAGTCAAAGAATCATATGGCCATTCTTTCAACCAGTGATGAGGTGCATCATACTCCCAAGAACCGTCACCATATAAGAAATAGTCTTTATTTTGACCAGCAAGAGGTGCAGGTACGAGACCAGAAAGACCATCTTCCTCATCAGTAGCTCCAGTGAATACTGGAATCTGTTGAGGTTTGTTAATAGATGAAATATCTATACTTTGAGCAAAATCAGAATTATTAAACAAGCTATTACTTGAGTTAATAATACTTGAATTAGTTACAACCCCGAATTTGTTACGTGGTTGAGGTGGCCTATTGTATATGTTATATAATATGTTTTTATTTTCTGACATTACATTAGAATGAAATGAATTTTATTGTATTGTTGTTTTTAAGTAAGTTATAATTTTGTTCATCAATTACAAAGTCAAATGGTAATGAAATACCATTAGTTTCTGGCTGTACAAGCCAACGACCGTAATTGAAGATCTGATATGGTTTATAATAGTTATGGACATTGAATTCAAGTATTGGTCTTCTGTCACTGTGGTGAAGTATATAAGCATCACAGATATTCCACTCCTGTGTCTTTTCTTTATATATTTCTCCATCAACGGTATATGGTAATCCATAATGATGCTCAAGAGACTGTAGATATCCATTGTCTGTAGTTACATAACTTCTTGATATTGGTTTGTCTTTTGTCATTGTATTCAATTTGAATTCAAGTCCTCCGAACTCATTTACATTGTCAGCATTTATATTTGCGACATATAAATTATCTGATATATTCTCTTGACTATGTTGCTGATACCATACTGTACTGTCAGTATAGACATATCCAATTTCAAAGTCTTTAGCAAATATACATGGTGGTACATCACCCCAATTTAATTGATTTACACTATGTTCTATGAACCATTCTCTTACTTCAACTGGAAGAAGTGTTGGTGTATAAATAGTTATATGAAGTTTGCCAAATGAAGGTGCATTTTCATCATCTGCAGCAATTGGAATGCAGTAACCATCTACACCAACTTTATTCTTATAGTTTGAATTATTTGCAATGCTCATCCATTGGAAAGCTGGTATGAACTCATCTTCTTGTCCACTTGGATTATTGTTATATCTGATATAGAAATCTGTAGGTGTGCTTGTCCACCCTGTATCATAAGTATGTGTTGTTGAGTTGTATTCATCTTTCCAATACTTATCTCCACACTGTACTCTCATTTTCCACATACCAAATCCAGTTCCATAAAATGTATCTTTATAGTGAGGATAATCACGATAGAATGAACAATATCTTTGGTCTGTAAGTTCAGTTACAGCTTTATCAACAGGACATGTTGCGTACCATTTTTCATCAGTATTTATAATGTCAAGAACTTGATTCTTTTTGTCTATTTCATAGTGTACTCCATTATACTGATAGAAAAGATCACCAGATATAGTCAACCAGCTTGTACCACTTGCTGGTTTGAAGTTAATCTCTTCATCTACATCATATGTAAGTACTTTTCTTTCAAGACGAGGTATATCAGCCATTGTCATAGAAGGAGTTGTATCATCAAGTACAAAAAATGTCAATATATCTGTCCAATCCAAGGTTGATGGTAGATTATTAGCCCCTTCTTCAGGGCGGTAAGCATAATGCTGAAGAAGACAACCATGAGTGTTACAGTATTTGTTTATACCACTATTAGTATATTGGCTTGTAGAATTTGGATTATAGTAATCTTTATCTTCATACTCACCATCTGTATTGTCATTCAATACATCAGCTAAACTGTTATGTTTATAGAAATAATGCTTGAATCCAGTCTTCTCTTCATTCAACCTGCACATTGTCTGGTATGTATATCCAGTTATTTCTGTACTCCTGTCATACTTCCACCATAAGAACTTCTTGTAATTGTCTTTTGTCCATTTATGCTCATTTTCATCAAGTTGAAGCTCATCTGTTACTGATATATGGTTTGAGTCATCGAACATATCAGGTGCAAGTTCAGTTATTTCATATAGATTGTCATTTATTTCAATCTTGTTATATATGTCATCAATTGAGAGTGAAGGTGTTCCAGGTGCTTTGATATCAGCAAGTTGAAGAGGTGTATTTGTTATAGTACTGTTTTGTACAAATTGTAAAGTTTCAAGTGAATATTCTGAATAACTTAAATCTTCTTTCTCATTTACTGCCCTATAATCAACTATCCAGACATCATCACCATCAGGAGTCATGCTCCATCCTAAGAATTGAAGTATCTCACTCATAACAGAATATAAATTCCATGGTGTATGAGCTGCATCATCATCATAGAAATTAGAACTAGCACAATATAGAGCTTCTACTACATTATTGATATTCAAATCACTAATACTTTCACCATTTATCTTGTCATATGTGTTTGGAATATAAAGACTTCCGCGATAACCACATGAATAAAGAATGCTTAAGAATACATCTCTGAATGTGATATAATCAATCAATGACTCAATTGGTGTACCATCAGGTTGTCCAGTAAGTACCATATTTGTAAGTTGCTGTGCCGCTGTTGCAGTTGAAGAATCTACAAGTGATGGTGTTGTAACTGGTTGACCAGTAAGTATAATCTGTGAAAGAGATTCAGCATCAAGGAACTGACTTATATTGTTCCACTGCTTACCCCATTCATAGTCTTTAGTTGTAGAAAGTGCATCAACAGCTTCAAGTGTAACTATATCAAGATATGTGTATGTCTGGTTATAACTGTTTGGTAAAAGAAACCCTTTGAAAATCAATTCATTCTCTTTATATATAGTGACTTGTACTTCTCTTAATGTCGGATTATATAAATTGAAATGATATTTCTTTGTTGCAATCTCAATACTAGCATTTCTTGACTTAATTGGGGTAAAAAGCCCTTCACTTGCTGTACTTATAGTAACAGGAGAAGAACCAAAGATAAGTTCTTCAGTTTCACCTTCTTCTGGTGTTACAATATTTACTGTATAAATATATTTGTCATTTATATCTTTAAAACTACCTGTATATAACATTTTATAGTTTAGAACGTTTATTTGTATAATTATTGAGTGTTGCAACTAAATCACTTCCACGTACTTTAAGCTCAACTGTCTGTGATGTATTGCTATTATCATTTCTTTCTCCATTGAGCAACTTAAATAGATTTGCTTGTTGTTTCTGGTTAAGAATCATCTCCCCACTGTTCACACCAGCAAGTATTTTGTCTCCACCATATGAATTTCCACCTACAATACCACCATTTGCAAATTTCTTTACTCTTGATGTAGCTGCAAGAAGAGCAGCAAGAACAGATGCAATTGCTGCAACTGCAAGTATAGGACCCACAATTGGTACAGATGATACAGAAGAACCTGCCCCTGCAACTGCACTAGCACTTTTAGCTCCAGCATTTGTCAATTCAGCTGCTGTATTTGCTTGTGTTGCTGCGGTATCAGCAGCTTTAGCAGCTGTACTTACACCGAGTATAGAATTAAGAAGAGAAGTTGCTTCACCGACAGCTTGTATAATTCCAACAAAACTATTTACAAGTGTTACTCCAGCTTCAAATACAGCAAAGAACTGTTCCCATGCATTCTCACTGTCATGTAGCCTGTCAGTCAATTTACTGAAACTGTCATATATAGAATTGATACTGCCTAAGAATTGGGTACTTACACCAAGATATCTGCTTATAGAAGTTGATATGCTTTCAATTGCTTCAGCAAGAGATAATTTATCTACTTCAACCTTTACAGGAAGCTTTAATCCTTGATTTGGAAGTTGAATCTCTCCTTTTATCTCTGGTAGAACTGGAAGAGTAATTGGCTCACTAGTAATACGCTTTTCTTTTGCTATAATCCTATCAAGCTCTGTTTGAAGTTGTACAAGAATATCATATTGTTTTTTCCATTCATCTGTTCCAACTACTTGAGTATCAACAAGTTGTTGTTGTTTAGAAATAAGATCTTGAACTGCTTTCTTACTTCCTTCAAGTGCCTTTACTGTAGTTGAATTATTGTTGTTATTGTTTGGATTAGTATTTTGAGTGAGAAGATCCTTTACTTTAGCTGCTGCATCTGCTGCATCTTTTTCAGCACCAGTAATCATTCCTTCAATAATATCAATACTACCTTGTACTTCATCTACCATTCCATAAGCAGCTTCTTTTGCTCTTTCTCTATAATAATCATTGAGTTTTTGAACCTGTTGAGGAGTAAGCTCATACCAACCACTTCCACTCTGGTCTCCACCCCAGACATATTTTAAGTCTTTTTCAGTGAAACCAGCATCTTTCAAATCCTGTGGAATACCACCATTAGTTGTATAATATCTTTGTCTTGCTTTAGTAGCTTCTCCTAACTTCTTTTCTGCTTCTATTTCAGCAAGAGTCTTTTCTTTGATTTTATCTTGATACAAACCAACAAGTGCTTCTGCTCTAGCTCTAGCTTTAAGAGCTTGAATTACTGCTTCAGATTGACGGTTAAATATTTCATCAGCATCATTTACTGATTTTATCTTAAGACCAAGATTATTGAATGCTGTTGCATTTTCATCTATCCACTTTTTCTTTTCCATTTCAGTAGATAAGTTTCTATAACTCCTTTGAAGAGTCATGAACTTAGCTACTATATCACCAACAGAAGTACCTACTTTGCTCTTATAGTCTTCAAACTCTTTCTTTGTCTTTTCTATCTGCTCTTGCTGTTTCTTTTGAGCTTCTTTTGCTTCATTTGATTTATTAGCAAATACTGCAAGAGCACTAACAACTGCAAGTATAGCAGTAGCCAGTAACACATAAGGATTGGCTTTTGCAACAGCATTGAAAAGCTTTTGAGCAACAGTTGCTCCTTTAGTTGCTGTTGTTTCAGCTATCTTTGCTTTAGTAAGAGCAATGGCTTGAACCCTTGAAATACCCATCATAACTGCGCTCTGCTTCTGAAGAGCATTTCCTATCTGGATAACTGCGTTAGTAGCAGATTCAATTCCTTTAAGTTTAGCAATAACTGCAACTAATTTCTCTGTAGAATCAGCACTAAGAATACCAGCAGCTGCAACACTCTGAAGTGTAGAGCTTACTATCTGCATACCTTGCTTTACTGCATCCCAATTAGCAGTATCAGATGCCATTGCTGAAATACTTGCCTGAGCATCCATAATAGCATCTTTATATTTAGCTGCTTCTTTAGTTAATTCATTGATTTTTAATACAGTTTCTCTACCAAGATCTGAATTCTGCATCTCTTTACTCATATTAGAGTAATTGATAGTCAAATCCTGTATATCTCTAGTAAGCTGTGATAATTGACGACGGTAATTGGAAACAGAACGTGTTCCATTTTCAAGAGAAGACATCTCTTTCAATAACTCTCTTGCACTCTTAGTACTACTTGAAGACATATCTTGCAATGTCTTAGTAGCATCTTCTGTTTTATCTTGAAATTCAGATACTTTTTGTTTTGATTTATCTAAATTGTTATTAAAATCATTGTTCTGAAGTCTTAATCTAGTAATTAAGTCTGGCATTGATAATCAATGTGATATATTTTAGTATTTCCTCTATATCAAATTAGCACTTTCCATTTTAAGTGCCCCTTTATTAAGCATATCAGCAAATGAATCAGATTTTTCATTCAACATCTTTTCATCTTCTTTATTATATGTGAACTCTGTTTCATTTAAGAACTTATTATCCCATGGAAGCTCCATTATTTGTTCTGGTGTTACTGTATTCTTTGAATGTGAATTTATTGATACATATAACTGATATCTGCTTAATTCTTTATTGTTTCTGTCTAAATAAATAATGTTCTTTACACATTCATTAGCTTCATACTCCTTCATTTCATCTAAGAAATAATCAACACTGACTATCCTGTACTCAAAACATAATGTCCTAAAAAGAACATGGCACCAATTTTTAAGTGGTTTATCTTCTACTTTTTTTTTGACTCTACTTCATTCCCATCTAAATCATACTCTTTCTCTTCTTCTGGATTAAGAGATTGATTCTTATTGATTTGAGCTACAAAAAACTCACTAAACTCTTCAATTATAGTTGGATGTTCATCTACATAATCAAGAAATTCATCAAATGTAAATACAAGCTCTTTATCACTAGCAAGAATACAACAATATAAGAATACAAGAACCTCTGTTGTAGTTGTCGGTGTGAATGATTTTCCTTGTATATTTTCGTATAAAATGAAACTTCTGAAGGAATATTTCAACTCTATTTCTTTTCCTTTTATATTAATCTTCATACAGTTTAAAATATTGTATATATTATCAATATAGAACTTTACAGACAAAAATAAAGAGCTCAATAAATTGAGCTCTTAAATAATTATGAAGATCCTTTAGCTTATGCTCTTGGAAGTCCTTTTGATAAAGCACCCTGTCCTTGAAGCTCTACTGAAATAGTAGCTTTCTGACCATTCTGTGCATTAAGATTAAGTGAATTTATAACTGCTACACCTGAATATACATATGCGTATGTTGATTCAGGTACCCAATTACCATCAGCTTTAATATTAACATCATCAGTACCTGGGGTTGCACCATCTTTCTCACCAAATACAACAGTAATCTTATTAGCATCTGGATTAGTAGTTGTGTTAGCTGTCATATAAGAATAGAATGTATTCCAACCATCTCTTGTATAAAGATGATCTGCTGTAATGCTCCATTGAATTCTTGATACTTCAGTAAGACCAAACTTACCAGCATCTTTTGTGTTAATATCCTCAGTTTGTGTTGATAAACTAAGCTGATGTGATGTGCCATGAGCTATAGAAGTATAGCTTGTACCATCATAGTAGAAAAGCATGATATCTCCACCATCTCTCATTTGTCTACCTGCTGAAACTGCCATAATAATTATATCGATATATTTATGTTTTTATTGTCCTGTATTACATTCAAAATCAAGTGTCTGGATGTAATTGTCATTGCCAAATACCTCACTGATACTTGTCATTCTTGTATTGTAAATACTTAAATTAGAGTTTGAATAATCACAATTCTCAAATAACCCTCTTATTATATTAGCTATAATACAAGATTCATCATAATCTTTAGACTCAACTTGAATCTCAAATGATACAACATCTCCACACCAACCATCTTTTGTAGCTTCATTTGGATAAACATTTGTCCTTGAATAAGTTACAAATGGATATGTAGTACCATCAAGTGCTACAAGTGCAAATATCTTATCATCAATATATTCAGATAACTCTAAACTTTCTGATAAAATCTCTTTTATGATTGTCCCAATAAGAATTGAATTACTCATATCTTTGTGTTGTTTATTTTATTGACTGTCTTTGTTATTTCAGCCATATATATTGTTTGTAATTTAGGAAATACTTGACTTTGAGCATTTTTGAAATACCATCTAGGAGTTATTCTTCCATAACTGCTTTGTGTCTTTCTATTTCTTCTTTCTTTTGTTCCTTTCTCAAAAAATCTTGCTCTAAAAGTACCAGAACCTTTACTTCTGTCTCCCATTATATGGACTTTCTGTGATAACTCTTCTCCTTTCTCTTCTTCAAATTTACCTAAACGTACTGCATCTTCCATTTTGTCTTTATACTTAGAATTAATGCTTCTATGCTTAAGCTCTCTAGTAAGATTAGATTTGGTTTGTTTGACTAGTTCTTTTCCACCAGTTCTAAGAGCAGTTCTTACTGTTTTCGTCATCTCTTTTGAAGTTAATTCACAGAACTGTTCAAATATCTTTTCTATATCACATTCAAATCCACTATTCATTGACTATTTCTGTACTTATTACTTGTCTCTGATACTCTTTATCAATATCAATTCCTGTTACTCTGTAAAATTTACCATTATACTTTATTTGACTGTCATCATTTATTGGCACATATATTCTGACTATAAATTGCTTTTCATATGGTGTCTGTATTTCATCATCAATTACACTCCTTCTACCCCTTAAATGACTGACATTTGCTCTTGTTGTGTATACAAGCTCAAGATCATTGTACTTTTTTCCATAATCATTTATAGATATAGTAGGATTGTATATTTCAATTTTCTCTTTTAATTTGCCTGCGTACATTTTTTACTCTGATTTATCTATTTTATAGTCTCTATATAAATCTGCTAAAAGCTCCATTGAGTGAGGTACAGTATTCATATTTACATTACTTATGCTCTCTCTAGTGCTGTATATAGTACCAATCCATAATAACATTGCAAATTTTATAGCTTTAGGAATATCTCCATTTTCATCCTCAAGCTGAGTTAAAGGATAATCTATGTATTTAGAAATCATTTCACAAGCAGCACCCTCTAATGACTCTAAATAAACATCA